ATCCTATAATGTCATCTTTCTTGACGAGTTCGCGTTCATCCCGAATCACATTGCTGATGACTTCTTTGCCTCTGTTTATCCTACTATTTCTTCTGGACAGAGCACAAAAGTAATTATCGTCTCCACACCTCGCGGTATGAATCATTTCTACCGCATGTGGCATGATGCGGAAAGAAATAAAAATGAATATGTACCTACAGACGTTCATTGGTCAGAAGTTCCAGGTAGAGATGATGCCTGGAAAGAACAGACTATTGCAAACACTTCGGAAGCACAATTCAAAGTTGAGTTTGAGTGTGAGTTCTTAGGATCTGTTAATACCCTTATCAATCCAGCAAAACTTAGAAATCTTGTATATGAAAGTCCTATACAAAAAAATGCCGGACTTGACATTTATGAGCACCCGAAAGAAGATCACAACTACTTGATGACAGTTGACGTTGCCCGTGGTATGGGTAATGACTACTCAGCGTTCATTGTGTTTGATATCACCGAGTTTCCATACAAGGTGGTGGCAAAATATAGAAACAATGAAATCAAACCCATGTTGTTTCCAAGCGTAATCTATGAAGTTGCAAAAGGATATAATGGTGCTTGGTTACTTGTAGAAGTTAATGATATTGGCGATCAAGTTGCAAACATACTTCACTTTGACTTGGAGTATGATAACGTTCTCATGTGTGCAATGAGAGGACGTGCAGGTCAAATCGTAGGAACTGGTTTTAGTGGTAAGAAATCCCAACTTGGAGTTAGGATGACTCAAGCAGTGAAAAAGTTGGGATGTTCAAACTTAAAAACTCTGATGGAGGATGATAAGTTACTGACTGTAGATTATGAGATTATATCGGAACTTACAACATTTGCCCAAAGGCATAATTCATTTGAAGCAGAAGAGGGTTGTAATGATGACTTGGCAATGTGTCTTGTTATATTCTCTTGGTTAGTCGCTCAGGACTACTTTAAAGAAATGACGGATAATGATGTCCGTAAAAGAATCTATGAAGAGCAGAAAAATCAAATTGAACAAGATATGGCACCATTTGGTTTCATTCTTGATGGTTTAGATGAGTCTAGTTTTGTCGATCAAGATGGAGACCGCTGGCATCTTGATGAATATGGCGATCGTTCCTACATGTGGGATTATCGATAATGGATTTAGATGATAACATAGACTTAGAACATTTATTATTTTCCGATAGAAGATGTAGAACTTGTGGGGTTGTCAAAAACTTATTAGAAGACTACTATCTCATAAGAAAAAGAAGAGTTACTCTCCCATCTTCATATTCTTATGAGTGCAAAGAATGTACGATAAAAAGAGTTGTTGCTAATAGGATGATTTCTAGGGTTCTTGATAAGTGGGAATATCCTGACTGGTAATCTTGTTCATGCATTGTTTTCCCATTGAAAATGCCCCTTTTCCTAAATAATTTCAGAAATATTCTGGAATAGGAGAACAGAAAGATGCCACTTAATTTAGCATCTCCTGGAATTGTAGTTAGAGAAGTTGATCTAACTGTCGGCAGAGTTGATGCAACGTCAGCTGCTGTTGGTGCAATAGTAGCACCTTTCGTTCAGGGTCCCGTTGATTCGCCAGTATTAGTCGAAAGTGAGTCAGACCTCCTGAAGACATTTGGCGAACCATACGAAACAGATAAGCATTATGAGCATTGGCTCGTTGCTTCATCATATCTTGCATATGGCGGAAATCTGCAAGTTGTTAGAGCAGATGCTGATCAGTTGACCAACTCATTTGTTGGTGCTGCAAACAGCATTAAAATCAAGAGTGAAACTCATTATGAGCAATTAGGATATGACAATAACACTATTACAGATGTAACTTTTGCAGCAAGAAACCCAGGTTCTTGGGCAAACGGAATTAGAGTTGCTACTATCGATGGATTGGCAGACCAAATCCTCGGTGGTATCTCAACGTCAATAGCATCTGGTATCACCTCAGTAAGAGCAGGCATGGGTGTTACCCAGGCTTTCTCAGCAACTCTTCCAGGTTCTGGTTCAACCAGCACTTTGGATGGATACCTCAAGGGTGTTGTAACTGAAGCACTCGATAGCAACGGCAATGCATCAGTCAAGGTTCTCTCACATGTTTCTTCTACAGGAACTGAAACTGAGGTTGATTACCAGTCATCTGGCATCTATAGATTTGGTGCTTCTGGAGACTTGTTCTTCCATTCAACAGATGGTAACGCCACAGCTCTCGGTTCAACATCATTCACGTCACGTAAAGATTGGTTTGATCAACAATCATTAACTCTGACTAGTGTTGGGTCAACCATTTCCTGGAATACAATTGTTGATAGACCAGGAACCTCACAATATGCAGCGGATAGAAATTCTAGATTTGACGAAATCCACGTTGTCGTCATTGACGGTAAGGGTGAAGTAACAGGAAACGCTGGAACAATCCTTGAAAGACACGTAAGCCTTTCCAAGGCAAAGGATGCAGAGTTTTCACTTGGAAGCACTGCATATTGGAGAAAGTATCTTTACAACACATCAGATTATGTCTTTGGTGGATCTCAACCAGCTGGAATCACAACAACTGGATTTAGTGCAAACTTCACACTCCAGTCTGATCAAGGATGGGATCAAAACGCTGAAGGAATTATCTTCGGCGCATCTGGATCAAACACTTATTCCTTAAGTGGTGGTAAGAACTATGATGATGGAACTGATCTCACATCTTCTGGAGCACTGAGTTCGACACTCGCCAAAATCTCTAGCGGATATGCTCTGTTTGAAAATACAGAACAGTACAGTGTAGATTTCCTCCTGATGGGATCTGGAAATTATACACAATCATCAGCACAGGCACTCGCCAATAAACTGATTTCCGTTGCAGAAGCAAGAAAAGATGCAGTTGCATTTATTTCACCAAACAGAGGATCTTTCCTTTCTGATGGAACTGTTGGAACGGTAACAGTTTACAGTGATGCTGATATTACAGAAAATGTACTTTCATTCTATGCACCAGTAACTTCTTCAACATACGCAGTATTTGATAGTGGTTACAAGTACATGTATGACAGATTCAGTGACACCTTCCGTTATGTTCCACTGAACGGTGACATTGCTGGAACATGTGCAAGAAATGACATTAACCAGTTCCCATGGTTCTCACCTGCTGGAACTGCAAGAGGAACTATCCTCAATGCAGTCAAACTTGCATACAACCCAAGCAAGGTTCAAAGAGATAAGTTGTATTCCAGCAGAATCAACCCTGTTATCTTCTCGCCTGGAGATGGAATCATCCTCTTCGGTGATAAGACTGGATTTGCTAAGGCATCAGCATTCGATAGAATTAATGTTCGTCGCCTCTTCATCTATCTTGAAGATGCAATTTCTGCTGCTGCTAAAGATCAACTGTTTGAGTTTAACGATGAAATTACAAGAACAAACTTTGTAAATATCGTTGAGCCATTCCTGCGCGATGTTCAATCGAAGAGAGGAATTTTTGATTATGTCGTCATTTGTGATGAAACAAATAACACTGCGGCAGTCATCGACAACAATGAGTTTGTTGCTGACATCTTTATTAAACCAGCGAGATCGATCAACTTTATTGGTCTGACCTTCGTTGCCACCAGAACTGGTGTTTCTTTTGAAGAAGTAATTGGTAACGTTTAATTATTAATCAACTTAGAGGTAAAAAACAATGGCAACTAGAAACCAATTAAATCCACCCCCACTAAGAAAGATTACTGACTTCAAGAGCAAGCTTGCTGGTGGTGGCGCTCGCTCCAATCTGTTTGAAGTCGAACTTTCTTTCCCATCAGCAGTTAGTGTTGAGGGACTGAACGATATTCTTCAAAAAGCAAGATTCCTGGTAAAGGCGGCAAACCTGCCTGCATCAAACGTCGCTCCAATTGAAGTTCCTTTCAGAGGAAGAACTCTCAAGATTGCTGGAGACAGAACCTTTGATACCTGGTCAATCACCGTTATCAACGACACTGATTTTGCTATTCGTTCTGCTTTCGAAAAGTGGATGAATACGATTAACAAGGTTTCTGATAACACAGGTCTGACTGATCCAGCTGCATATCAAGCAGATGCTTACGTTTATCAACTTGATCGTAGTGGAGATACTCTGAGAAAGTATCACTTCTATGATGTTTTCCCAACTCAAGTTGCACCTATTGAACTTTCATATGATGCACAGGGTATTCAAGAGTTCACTGTTGAACTTCAAGTTCAGTGGTGGGAAGCAGTTAGAGGTAGTGGTGCTAATGCAGGCGGCGAAGACATCAACTAAATAGTTCATAACGAATAGACAAGTTTATACTATGGCACGACTTTTTGGTTTTTCTATTGAAAATAACCAAAAACCACCTTCCGTTATCTCCCCCGTTCCTCAAACCAATGAGGACGGGGTTGATAATTATATTGCCAGTGGTTTTTATGGTCATTACCTTGATATCGAAGGCGTATATCGCACCGAACACGATTTAATTAAAAGATATCGTGAAATGGCACTCCATCCAGAATGTGATGGTGCCATCGAAGACGTTGTAAATGAGGCAATCGTCAGTGATTTGTATGATTCACCTGTAGAGATTGAATTATCAAATCTCAATGCAAGTGACAAACTGAAAAAAATAATTAGAGAAGAATTTAAATACATCAAAGAAATCATGGACTTTGATAGAAAGTGCCATGAAATTTTTAGAAACTGGTATGTTGATGGTAGAGTTTATTACCACAAAGTTATTGACATAAAAAATCCTCAGGCTGGTATTCAGGATCTTAGATATATTGATCCAATGAGGATGAAGTATGTTAGAGAAGAAAAGAAAACTGATGCAAGAGGTTTAGCAATTAAAACTGGTGGGCTTGGTCCAACTAGAGGAGACAGTCAAAAATTCTTTGAACCAGAAATAGAAGAATATTTTGTTTATACACCAAAACCAAACTACCCATCTGGAATGTTTTCTGGTGCTGGTGCTAAAAAATCTGAAGGTGTAAAAATTGCAAAAGATGCAATTACATATTGCAGTTCTGGTTTGGTAGATAGAAACAAAGGTACAGTATTGTCTTATATGCATAAGGCAATCAAGGCACTCAATCAACTGAGAATGATTGAGGATTCATTGGTTATCTATCGTTTGTCAAGAGCACCTGAGCGTAGAATTTTTTACATTGACGTTGGTAATCTCCCTAAGGTAAAAGCGGAACAATACCTCAAAGAGGTTATGTCTCGCTACAGAAATAAACTTGCTTATGATGCAAACACGGGCGAGGTTCGTGATGATCGTAAGTTTATGTCAATGATGGAAGACTTCTGGCTTCCAAGAAGAGAAGGTGGTAGAGGAACTGAAATTACTACACTTCCTGGTGGACAAAACTTAGGTGAACTTGCTGACATTGAGTATTTCCAAAAGAAACTCTATAGAGCACTTGGAGTTCCCGAGTCAAGAATTGCTGCCGATGGTGGTTTCAACCTTGGTCGTTCTTCCGAGATTCTGAGAGACGAACTTAAGTTTGCTAAGTTTGTTGGTCGTCTGAGAAAGCGTTTTGCTCAGATGTTTAATGACATACTGAGAACGCAATTGATTCTCAAGAATATAGTAACTCCCGAAGACTGGGAAGTTATGGCAGATCATATTCAGTATGACTTCTTATATGATAATCAATTTGCAGAACTCAAAGAAGCAGAACTTACACAAAACCGTTTAGGTCTTTTGGCAACAATTGAACCTTATATTGGCAAGTTCTACTCAACAGAATATGTCCGTAAAAGAATTCTTCGCCAAACTGATTCTGAAATTATTGAAATTGATAAACAAATTGATGATGAGATTGAAAAGGGAATTATTCCAGATCCAAATGGTCAAGATCCAATAACTGGACAATCATTACCACAAGAAGCACCACAAGAAGCACCACCTGAAGAAATGGGTGGTGGTATGGATAGCATGGGACAAGATGCAATGGGTATGGGAGAAATTCCAGTTGAACCTGATATGGGACAAGATGCTACTCTTGCAGACGCTCAATTGCAAAAGGACACCAAAAAGGCTGAGATATAAATAAAAGATATACCACATTATTTTCATGGAAAATATTATCGATTTGATTGCGACAGATTCTTCTGCTTCTGATGTATCGGATGCTATCAAAAGTCATCTTTATGCAAAAGCAGCAGAAAGAGTTGAAGCTGGTAGACCTATAGTCTCCGCATCCCTCTTTAACATGGAGGATCAAGAATCACAAGAGGATCAAGAATAATGGCAAGAACCTTAATTAAGGGAAATGAGGTAAATGTACCAACAACTGCTGGTGTTGGCGTCAGTTTTTCTGAAGCTACAGTAGTTAGATTGGTAAACACAACTGCAAATGCCAGAGTAATTACAGTTCAAGAAACTGCTGGCGGAACTGGAGTTGGAACATTTACTATGTTGGGTTCCACTACAGAATACTTAGAAAAGAATGCAGCATACACAGTATTTGCAAATGCAGATGGTGTTGTTGGTGCAAAAGTAGGATTTACCGCATAAACAAATGAAACTTATCACAGAAGAAGTAACAAACGTAAAGATTATTACCGAAGGCAAAGGTGCCAACAAGAAGTTGTACATCGAAGGTGTATTTCTTCAGGGTGAAATCAAGAACCGTAATGGGAGAATGTATCCCATTGACACTCTTTCCCGTGAAGTAGGACGTTACTGCGAAAATTTTGTTGCTAAGGGTCGTGCTCTTGGAGAACTCGGTCACCCTGATGGTCCTACCGTCAACCTTGATCGTGTCTCTCACAAAATCACTTCTCTCGTTCAAGAGGGAAATAATTTCAAAGGTAAGGCACAGATTCTTTCTACCCCCATGGGTAAGATTGCATCTTCTCTTCTTGATGAAGGTGTAATGCTTGGCGTTTCTTCTCGTGGTGTTGGTTCACTCCGTATGACCAATGAAGGTCATAAAATTGTCGGTGAAGATTTCCAGTTAGCAACTGCTGCTGATATCGTTGCCGATCCTTCCGCTCCTGACGCTTTTGTCAATGGAATCATGGAAGGAAAAGAGTGGGTTTGGGAAGGTGGAATCCTTCGTGAAAAACTCGCAGAACAAACTAAAAGAAGAATAAATACCTTAGTTGATCAGAGAAGACTTGAGGAGCATAAGCTCAACCTTTTCAATGATTTTCTGTCAAATCTTTAATTTATAAATAAATATAGATTAAAACATCTAATCAAAAATGTCCGTTGGTAGCAATTTACAAGAAATGGAAAACGTAGTAACCAAAGGGGCTGCACCTGCTGAGAAAATGCCTTCTTCTGGTGTACCAGTTGAAGATCTCGGCGGTCCTACTCCCGAAAATTATCGTCCAGATGACGATTCCGCAAAACTCAAAGATCCTGCTTCCACTCTGAAGCAAGTTAAAGATGTCGTCAATGCTAAGGCAGCAGCTGCCGAAGCAGTTTCAGACGAAATCGAAGACGGTCAAGAGATCGTTAACGAGGAAGAGGAAGAGATCACTGAAACTGAAGAAGTCGTTTCTGAAGAAGAGACTTCTGAAGAAGAAGCAATGGTTGAGTACAGCATCGAAGAAGATGTTGAAGCTCTGCTTCAAGGCGAAGAGCTTTCTGAGGAATTCCAAGAGAAAGCACGCACCATTTTCGAAACTGCTATCAACGCAAAAGTTGGAGAAATCAAAGAAGAACTCCAAGTAGCATACGAGCAAGCACTCGTAGAAGAAGTCCAGGCAATCAGAGAAGGATTGACCGAAAGAGTCGATTCCTACCTTGAGTATGTTGCCGACGAATGGCTGCAAGAAAATGCACTTGCAGTTGAAGCAGGTCTTAAGACCGAAATGACCGAATCATTCCTCCAAGGAATGAAGGGTCTTTTTGAAGATCATTATGTAACCATCCCTGAAGATAGATATGATGTACTTGAGAGCATGGTAGATAAACTAGATGAAATGGAGTCAAAACTCAACGAGCAAATCGAAAGAAACGTTGCTCTTAATCGTAGATTAGCTGAGTCCACTGCAGATGTTATTTTTGCAGAGGTTGCTGAGGGTCTCGCACTTTCTCAGAAGGACAAACTCGCTTCTCTTGCCGAAAATGTTGAGTTTGGAAGTGAAGCAGACTATCGTGAGAAGCTCGTTACCCTGAGAAATTCTTATTTCCCAGTAAACGGCGCTCAAAGAGACCATACTGAGACCATTTCTGAAGGAACCGAAGTTGTTGAGCAGTCTTCTGCTTCACCACTGATGGAATCCTACATGAATACTCTGAGAAGAGTCTCCCAAAAGTGATTTTTAGATTATAGTTCAAACTAACTTTTTTAAAGAGGTAAAATTCAAATGCAGATGTACAATCAAGAGTACCTGCAGGAGAAGTGGGCACCACTCCTTAACTACGAGGGTCTTGATCCAATCAAAGATTCACACCGTAGAATGGTAACTGCCGTTCTCCTGGAGAACCAAGAAAAAGCACTTCGTGAGGAAAAGGAATTCCTGTACGAAGCTTCGACAACCAACAGTGGTGGTGGAACCCCTGGTTTCTCTGCTGGCGCATCTTCACCTGTTGCTGGTTTCGATCCCGTTCTGATCTCTCTGATCAGACGTTCAATGCCTAACCTGGTCGCTTATGACCTGGCTGGCGTTCAACCAATGAATGGTCCTACTGGACTCATCTTCGCAATGCGTTCACGCTATGCGAATCAGTCTGGCAAAGAAGCATTCTTCAATGAGCCAGAAACTTCATTCTCCTCACAGAACAACAGCGGTAACCTCACTGATGGTTTCAGTGGTGGTTCAGTTGGTTTCGGTACTACTGGTGGTACTGGACTCACCGACGCAACCAACCCTGCTGCTCTGAACCCACAAGGTTCACAAACCGCTACTACATATCCTGTTGGTCAGGGTATGAGAACCGACGACGCTGAAGCACTTGGCGACTCAACCAGCAATGCCTTCAATGAAATGGCATTCTCGATTGAGAAAGTCACTGTTACAGCAAAGTCACGTGCTCTGAAAGCTGAGTACTCACTCGAACTGGCACAAGACCTGAAGGCAATTCATGGTCTGAATGCTGAGGCTGAACTCGCCAACATTCTCTCAACCGAGATCCTGGCTGAGATCAACCGTGAAGTCATCAGAACCATCTATAAGGTTGCTGAGTCTGGTGCACAAACAAACACCGCTACCGCTGGTGCTTTCGACCTCGACGTTGATTCCAACGGTCGTTGGTCTGTTGAGAAGTTCAAAGGTCTGATTTTCCAAATCGAGCGCGATGCCAACGCAATCGCACAAAGAACTCGTAGAGGAAAGGGCAACATGATCCTCTGCTCTGCAGAC